AGCAATAAAGCAACAACTGAACTTTACACAATTAAACGCGAATTATTAAAATTAAAGGCAAGTTTATGACCAAAGAAATAAAAACAGGTGGTGCAGCATTTCCATTGCCAATGGGTTCAGAAACTACACAAGGTTCAGAGGGTATGACATTGCGTGATTATTTTGCGGCTAAAGCAATGCAAGGTTTTTGTGTGGCGGGTAATATACATTTTGTTGATGTAGATGTTTCAACTAAAAAGGCTTATTTAATGGCAGATGCAATGTTAAAAGTAAGGGGTGAATTATGAGAAAACATACAAAAGGTCCGTGGAAAATTGATGGTAAAACAGAACTGTGTATTACTGATGTTGACGATATTAGTAGATTTATTGGTTCGGCATCTATTATGGGGGCTGGTAATAACTATGCAGAAGCATACGAAGAAGCAAAAGCTAATGCAAGACTAATGGCTGCTGCGCCGGATTTGCTTGATGCTTTAGAGGCAATGATAGACAGCGGTGAAATAGCGTATTGTTACTCATCGCCGTTGGTTATATTAGCTAAAAAAGCTATTGATAAAGCATTGGGAGAATAAAAATGAGCGCAACACTAGCACTAACGCTGTCATTTTTAACGATTGACACCAACATCGACAAGCGCGGCAAAACAACCACGCACGAAGTAATCGCATACACAACAACAGTTATACCCTACGACACCATGCAAGCATGCAACAACGCAAAAGAAGAATATAACTTTGCAGTAGGCGCATATCAGTTATTTAAACGCCCTACGCGCATTATTGGCGCAATTTGTAATGACAGCAAAACGGGAGTGGTCGAATGAAGTACGACATTGCATTGCTACTTGCTGCGTTGGCAGTGGGTATTTTGATTGGAGGTGGCGTTCATGCTTTTACACATCGCCATTACCAAGAAGTGATTAAAACAACCATTGGTGAATTCATTATTCATGATGGCAAAATTTACAGCGTGTATGAAATGGAACGCAATGTTAAGGGCGATATGGTGGCAAGATGAAACAAATTGCGTTAAAAGATCATTTAGAAAACCGCCTGCGTGAACTAAAAGAAGAACGCAGACGGTTAAAAAATCAAAAGTTGCGTTCAATTAAAGAAAGCAACGACATAAAATTTATTTTAAAGGAGTTAGATAAACATGGCTGAGTTAATATTTTGGACTGGGATTTTTGTTTTGATTGTGTGTTTTATGGTGGAGTACGCAAACGATGGCAATTGATGATATTGCGGCATTAGTGTTTTTTTTATTAGTGTTAGTGCTGGGGGCGATATGGATTCTTCACTAGTTAAGCCAATTAAAAAAGTAACACCAATGCCAAGCGCAACAAACTGCCAGCATAAAACATGGCGGCAATATATTAGTAGAGGCATTAGGGAGTGTGACCACTGCCATGAAATACGCCCTATTTTTGATTTAAAAATTGAACACCAGAGGTAATGTAATTATGGCAAAAACAATAAAAAAACGTGACGTAGCAATGTCGCTGCAAGACTTGGAAATGCTGCGTCAAAACGTTTACTACAATCAAAGCAACGGTGTTTTTTATAGAAAAAGCAGTGCGCGTCCTGTTACGCTATGCTGGTCAAACACTCAAGCAACAATTCCAGTGCAAAATGGCGTAAGAAAAAAGTATTTTACAGCGTGGCGAGTTGCTGTGTTTCTTTCTAAAGGATATTACCCAACATTTGAAGATGCTGTAGTTTTTGATGACGGAAACAATAAAAATTTTAGGATAAACAACATTAGCGTATGTCATCCAGATGATGACGAGCAAACTATATTGGATTTTTCTTTGCAGCATGATTTATCACCGCAGACCGTAAATAACAGAATGAAAAATTCACCGCGAGTAAAACGGATTGTGAGAAATTGGTCGATTTATTTTTACAAAAAAAGCGACTTTATTAAAAAATGTAATGATTTAATGGGTAGGGGAGCAAAGAAACCTAACGAAGAATTTGAAGATGATTTTATAAGACGAGTTAAACCCGTAAAAGTATCAGAAGAAAAACGCGGCAATAAGCTCGGCAGAGAATTTTTAAGAATGTGGACTGGCGACATGCCGACAAAATGGGATATGACACTATGTTAAAAATACATAAAATGCTATTCCGTAGATCAAATTTATAAACTATGTGGAGTGTGAGTTATGAACCCCTATGACAAAATAATTAGTCAGCGTAACGAAGCAATTAAAATTTTAATACTAGTCCTCGATTCTTGGAGAGTTGGTGAATCGATAAACGAAAGTCAACTGTATGAGATAGCGCAGAAATATATCGAAGATCACACAGACTCACTGGATAGTAATTAGAAGGTAATAAAATGAACAATTATGAAAAAACAATTAAAGATTTGCAGGATAGAGTTAAGTCATTAGAATCACGCCTTACGCCTTGTGATGGTGCTGTTGCTGAACCTAAGCCTAAAAAGTGGTCGCCTGTTGGCGGGACTTGGCATATTGATGCAAACGGTATTTTTCGTAATTCAATATCGACAAAGAATCGTATAGAATTCGGCACAGAACGCCCAACCAAAGAACAAGCAGAACGCGCGGCAGTTGAAATGCGTAAATTTAATCGTCTGTTAGCGCTGCGTGATGAGTTGTGCGGGGATGATGTGGTTGATTGGAATAAGGACGAAGCAAAATATTATTTATGTTGTAACGAAAAAAATAAAACATGGGATGTAAACAGTAACTTTGTGCAAAACAATAGCGGTATTTATTTTACAACAATAAAATCCGCCCAACACGCTTGCGATATGTTGAATTCTGGGGAGGTTGAGTTATGAGAAGTACAGCGGTAATTTTTATATTAATTATAGCAAACTGTCTTTTGTTTTTTAGAGGAATCTACTTTCAAGATAAATATGAATCTTTACAAACGCAATGTGGAGTATTGAAATGAGTAAAGAAAGAGAGTTGTTAAAAAGAGTGCGAGATACACTGCACGAAGTAGAAGAAACTCATTATGATTTGTACTGGGACATACAATCTGAACTAAACCAAGATGAGCAAAAACCTGTGAATAAAGAATCTATTTACATCGATGCAGTCACTAAGCTCAATGAACAAGAGTTTGTTATCCAAGAACTGGCTGAATTGCTTAGTGATGTTTTAGATGCGTGGGTCACAACAGTTTATGTACCTGAAAACCATAGATTATATGTGAAAGCAAACGAATATTTAATAGGATTGAGAGATGAATAAAGAACTAGCCCTCCGCATTTTAAAACTGCTTTCATCATTAGAGACTTATGCCTTTATGATTGAAAAGTTTATGCCAGATTATCTGCATGACGAGCTTATAACAATTATGGGTGATCTGGAAAGCATCGTACTTGATAAGCCGATTGAAACCGATTTTTTAACAGCAAGTAAATACAGCGGAACTGAATACACAAATCCGCACAAACACAACAATAGCTTATATCAAAACGTTGAAATTTTAAAGGAAACAAAATGAAAATTGAAATTAAGAAGCTAGACCAAAAAGTAATCCTACCAGCTTATGAAACAGCAGGTGCAGCGGCTGTGGATTTACGCGCAAACATTAGCAAGTCAATCAAACTTGATCTTGGCGAAACGGCATTGATTCCCACAGGTATTGCTATCAACATCAATGACGATAATGTAGCAGCGGTAATCTTACCTCGCAGTGGTCTTGGGCACAATCATGGTATCAAACTCGGTAATAGTGTTGGCTTAATTGATAGTGATTACACAGGAGAGCTTAAAGTATCTGTAAAAAATACCGGCAATGGTGTGTACAAGATTAACCCGCAAGATCGCATTGCTCAAATGAAGTTTATCCCCATTGTGCGAGCGGAGTTTATTGAAGTTGAGGAGTTCAGCACAGTGACTGAACGTGGTTCAGGCGGCTTTGGGAGTACGGGGGTATGATTGCAACAACAGCTTATATACTAATTAGTACGATTACATCGTGGTCGTCAAGCATCCATACTACACAGTCAACAGCCACATTTGCAGACAAGGTATCATGTGAATCAGCGGCAACAAGACAAGACTTTGTTTTGAAATCTATGCAGTTGACTAGCTCAAAATGGAATCTAACCTGCCATCCTTATCAGCTTAATGAGATTAAAAAATGAAAGTC